GACGAGTTGCTTTTCTGTCTAGGCGATTTTCTCTTTGTGCCTTAAAGGCAACTTCAATCAAATCCATGATCTCATCCCATTTATCGTTGGCGATAAGGCGATCTAGCTTTTGCCGCTCAAGGCCAAGACGTTGCGCCATTATACCGATAGCTCGATTTCTAGCAGCAAGATTGCCACGAGCAATCTCAACCCTGCTTTCTTGAATCGGCCGATTTAGGGTTTGATTGACATTCGCCCCTCCGCCAGCAATCATATCTAGATCACCGCTAAGAAGAGGGTCATCAGGTGAAATGAGTCCTTGTTCAGCAAGTCTTTGTGCTTGTGCGTTAATAGCTTGAAGAGCCTTTTGGCGAAATTCTTGGTCGTCACTTATAGCAGCAGTAGCAGCAATACCAGCAAGGCTTTTTCTTGCATCGTTTACAAAGTTACGAATATATTCTTGACTACGCAGTCCGAGATGGCCTTGCTGCGTTCTAGCATAATCCCGCTCTTTCATTAGATTAAAAGTGGCCTCCGGATTAATTCGCATAGCCCTTTCAAAAGCCGCTCTTTCAGCTTCTGGTCCTGCCGTCATTCCTTGAAGAGCGTCGGCCCATTTTTCCCTTTCGCGCATAGGGTAGTACATTGGGTTTCCCCCGCCCCCGACAAGGAAAAAATCTCCTAGAGTTCCAAGAATATCCCGAAGAGTTCCCCTCGCCCCAAAGAGGCTTTTACGATCAGAGGCTCGATTTGTGCTTTCTTCTGCCATACGAGCTTGAGCTACAGCCCGATCATTTCCCAAGATAAAGTCATCAGGAATTTCTTGCTGAACAAGCTCAGGATATGTTACGGGGCGCTTTTCAGGGGGACGAAGCGGATTACCTTGAACAGGGATTTCGTTTTCCTCTGGATTTTCAGAGTTAAATACACCAAGCCCACTAGCCCCCTGAGAGCCCATTAGAAGAGAAAGAAGAGGGTTCATATCATTAGCTTACCTTATAATAGAAGTTGGGATTAATTTTGCTATAATCAACAGTCATATAACCATTAACAATCGGACCGAGAGCCTCTGGCTTTATTTCGGCAACTTCTTGAGCCATAACCCCGGTATAAGGTCCAGAGCCATCAATATAACGGAATTCGTAAACATTAAGGCCCTCATCCGTACGACCAATAAGCTTAATGTCTTTCTTGAGGCGACGGTCAGAGCCCACTACAAGGGCAGTGCCAATGGCCCTTCCGAGGCCCGATTTATCTTTAGCCTTGCCCCTGCTTTCGCGGCCTACATCAGCAACAAGACTACCAGCACCGAGACCCAACTGACCAACACCAAGAAGATTTTGCATATATTGATTGGCCGCTTGATTTTCTAGCATTTGCTCGTAGTCAACAAGAGCTCTACCGGTGGAACCCGACCGGAGCAGTCCTCGTGCAGCAGCATTGCCCGTAATTCCCCGAGAACCATATTCAGCCTGTCCGCTAAGGTCGATAGCGTCTGTAAATCGACGGAATCCAGTTGCGTCTCCGCCCAAGAGGGCCTGTAGAGCGTTCACACTGTCTCCGGTAGCCCCCATAACTCCACCAAAGGCGTCATTAATCATGCCTCGGTTTACGTTGGTGCTTCTTTCCTTTGATGTCTTACCAAAAAGGCCGCTCATTGATTCTTACTCCATTCTTTTTTGGTTAGTCTTACCATTTGTAGGTCTCCTATGTGGGACGGAACTATTTGTAAATTTTTGAATCCCAATTGTCTATTCATCCAAAGGGCGCCCTTGTGAGTAACAGGGGTTAGGCCCATAATAATCTCTATGTTATAGGGGCCGGTAAAAAACTCTTTAAGAAACTCTTTTGCCGCTTTTAGAGCTTCTTTGCCTCTAGACCAAAAGAAATAATGTCCATAGCCGCTAATCGGATTTAAGTCTTCTCTTTGGAAAAGGGCAATGTCGTTATTTTCATTGGTAAGGGCCACGTTATTTAGGTCACTTAACCAAGATACCGGTTCAAATCCTGTTACCTCTCCGTATTGGGCTACTGCTTTTCTTACAAGGTCAACAGAATACGTTCTCACGTTTAATACGTCCACCACGTCACATAATTTCCTGTGCCGGTACTAATATTCGAATTAGGAAATATCGCAGGCGGGGGATTGATTCCTGTCGTAATCCACCAAGCCCTTCTAGAAAATGGCGCAGCGCCAAAGCTGAAACCGCCAGTGCCACTATGAAAGGAACCCCCTAAAAAATAGACGTTTCCCGGAATTGGAGTAAATACAGAGTCCAAAGGAAGCAAATTATAACGATTTGACACAAGTGTTTGAGAAGGCCCCGTTGCAACAAGAGGGGTATTATTGGGAGCAAGAGTTGTTAGGGACGTGGCAGGGCCAGCATCATAAATCACAGGAATTGCTTGTTGCGTTGCTGTAACTGTTCTTGTCAGTAAGCCCAATCCCGTCACAGGTGTTGCATCATGACAATAGGCCATAGACAAATTTAGTTCATTTGCAAGCATGCCGTCCGAGTTTGTTGCAGGGTCAGGATTTACAGTTGGATAAAGGGTCATTCCGCCCCCACCACCGGCCCCATTAGCTGCTGTCGTAACGCGCCCGTAAGCATCAACGGTTATATTAGCATTTGTGTAGCTGCCTGCGGGGTTTGGAGAAAGAGTTTGCAGAGCAAAACTTATAGGGTTATTAGTCCCAATAGTTCCTCCTCCCGTAAGACCTGCACCAGCGTTTAGATTAGTTCCATTAATTTGGTCTACTGTTTGATTAAGTTCAGCTACAAGAGTGTCTATATCATCTACTTCAATACCCCGGTCACGAAGAAGCCGCATGAAATAATCAGTTGGCTTCCCCGTGGCGGGGTCTACAATAGAGAACATCTGATTAAGGTCGTTAAGGGCCACCTTCAGCTTCTCCCAAATTCACGGTAAGAGAGTCAATTCGAGCAAGAGCACCGCGGTCTTCAATTCGAAGAAGTCTTCCCGGAGAAGTGAAACTTCCGAGGCTTCTCCACGAACCTCTGACAGTATAGTCACTCGGAACTGTGGTAATCTTTCCCGCTGAGACGTAAGAATCGCCCCTATCATCCGAATAAAGAAGTTCAACATCAAGATTTAAAGCAAGATTTTCTTGATTTAGGCTTCCAAGAAGTTGGACTTCGTAAAGAGGGTTGTAATTGTATCCGCGAGAAACAAGTTGTCCAGTTACTCGTCTCAAGAAAGGAACAATATAGTTACCAACTAGCGAATCATCTTCTGGTTTAGTAGGATCAAGAAAGAACAAAGCGCCATTGGAGTCAGAACCAACAATTACATTCGATCCGTAAGTTTTCGCAAAATTGTTTCCACCGACCCAATTAGCGCCAGTATAAACTGACCAATAAGTCAAATCTCCAGTCGTATAAACTGACCATTGCTCCGTAGCTACATCATAAACAAGAGTTTCATCATTTCCAAGGCGAAGAACGTAAAAATCATGCCCATCAAGAGTATAGGTCCAAGCGCGAACAGACGGGTCATCTACGCGGCCTTTAACAATAGCAATAACGTCTACTTGGGAAACTTGTATTTTACTGGCTCCTTGGTACGATACTTGAACATCAATTTGACTGGTGTGAATTTCTTCCGCAGGAAGATTATAAACAGCCGCAGTATCGGCTTGCGAGATTTGAATATTTCCCGCAGCCGACGAAATTACATTGACGTCTCCTTGAGAGACTTGGATAGACGGAGTCGCCGCCATAGCTTTTACAACGTTCTATTGATACGGAGTTTCAGACTATCCACTTCTACGGGAGTCCAAGGCGAACTCGTAACGGGGCTTACTTCACTGACATCAAAGTCATACTGAAAAGCTGTGGTAATCGGCCTGTCTTCTCCATTGTCCCAGTTTGTTCCGTTTGGTGAAAGAGCGGTTTGCACGTTGCCATCACCCCCGTCAATCTTGCGGTGACGAGTAACGGAAATTAGAGCTCGAACACTTGTAATGTCGGGTGGAAGATTTTCCATTTCAAACCGCATAGGAGACGGAAGAGGATTGTCGGCTGCCGACATATACGTAAGATCGTTTGGACGACCATCGTCAATCATTCCGGGAAAATGTTGCGATGGGAGCCCAGCTTGAGATAACCAATAAAGATTAGAATCATTTACGTCAAAAGTAAAGGCCGAGGACGTACCGTCTCTTGGTCCTACACTCAGCCTGTCCGCCGATAATCCGTTTGCTTCAACCGTAGGGTGCGCGGTAAGGGCCGTAGAATAGTCAGTTCCGGGAATGCCACTGGCGTTAATAGCTTTGAACAGATTACTCAGAGCTTGCTCAGCGTTTGACCCACGATTTACGAGCCACGGGTTTGAACTAGTTCCCGCAGGTGTACCTGCATCAACACTTCCCGTCGTAAAACGATAATATGTATTACCAATTCTAATGTTATTCGTAGTGTTAGGCGTGCCCGTAGCAATAAGGTGGTTAAATGGAGCACTGTCTCTAAGAAGCGCGGTACCATTTGTACCATAACTTGGCGTCCAGCCGCCAAGAGTGCCATCTGCATTTGGCCTAAGTCGCTTTACAAGCACGGTCCCAATAACTCCATTATTTTGAGTTCCAGTGCTATCTGCTATAACAAGGTCTTTAAAGTAGCAATCTGGAGCAGCCGAGTTTCCCGTCGCACCCAACAAATGAACGAGCGTAACAGGGCCTTGTCCCAAATCAACCCCAGTATAAGTCAAAGTCTGAACTCCGTTAACGTGAAGCGTCCCTGTTCCAGTCGCCACATTATAGGACATTTCAAAATGATTCCACGAATTTGGTCCTATCTTGGGGCTAACAGTATCTGCCAGTACTGTAAGATTACCTGAAACTCGACCGAGGATTTGAATCGCTCCGTTTTGTTCTATACGCATCATTGCAAGAATTTGGCCACTGTTGTTTTGAAATCCAATAGGAGAAGGTCTGGAACCTGAACTGTAAGGAAGTGCGTTCATCCAAAATCGAAGAGCCATCCTAACAGTCGCAGACACAGGAGTAGGAAGAGCGGCACGAATTACAGTCCACCAACTTGGCTCCCCACCTGATCTGCGAAGGCATTTTCCGTTGGGCACATTTGGATCAGGGTCGTTTACAATTTGTGTCGACCCTGGGTCTGTGAAGGTGTAAACAAGCCCATCTTGCATACGAGTTATTGATTGATTTTTCGTGCCATACCGGCTAAAATCATCTGCCCATTGAATGGCCATAATTAGTAACTCCTTTATTAAGCCTGTTTCCCAATAGCACGGCGAATACGTTCTTCAATAGCGGGATTAGAAATTCTACGTTGACCGTTGTTGATGATAAAGACACCGCCTTCTTCGTCTACAACAATCATGCTATCTCGCACCTTTACTGCCGTTCCTTCCCAAGCGCCTCGGTCAAAAAGAATGCCTTGGAATCGTTGCATAGGGGCTTGAGGAGAGCCAGTAGTCACCCAAGGTTCAGTTGTAGTATCACCAAACAACCAAAACATATCACCATAAGTGATGACTTGATTGATTTTGTCAGGACTACGTTCGGCGTTGGCAAAGTCAAGGGGGTGAATTCGCTTTTCGCCCGGCTGAATCCAATAAAACTTACCAGTAGTCCCGAGATCGTCTGATTGCACAGGAACCACAATTACGTAGCTGTTGATATAAGTAAGAGAAATAGCACCAGCATCGTCTGGAACTGTTACTTGTCCAAGTTGTTCTGCGCCTCCTCCGGTAAACGTAGCACCATTACTGAACGACATGCCAGCACCAGTTTCAGTCGAAGCATACCCGTTGCCAACTGTTCCCGGCGTTTTAGCATACACGTAAAGGTCGGTTGCGGTTCGAGCAACTGCTTCTACCGTAGGATGGGCTACAAGAGCCGTAGAATATTGGGTACCCGGTGAACCCTCTTTATTTATAGCATTGAAAAGATTGGTCAGAGAATCAGCCGTAAGAGTTTCCAGCTTTACAAGCCAAGGATTGGCGGCGGTCCCGGCTGGGGAACCCGCATTAACATTGCCTGTGGTAAACCGGTAATAAACACCGTTGTATTGAATAGTATCGTTGTTGGCAATAGAACCGGTAATTTCCAAATGCGCTCGGGCAAAACCATTATCAGTGTAATACCAAAGAACCCCGCCGTCAGCAATAAACAGATAACTCGGAACTTCCGTGCCTATTGGCGAGGTGGCCGCCATACTAACATCACCAATAGGATTTGTGCCTATCGTTCCAATTAGACTAGATGTTCCGTTGCTTGCTTTAATCCGATGAAGCTCTGTCCCACTGACAACAAACAAATCATCATCAAACGCTCCCGCAGAACTAAACACCCTACGAATAGGACCCGGCCCCACTTCTGCAAACCTACGGAGGCCGGGCCGAGCTATAAATGAGGCAGGAACATCCGTCAGAACAGGGTTTTGTTCCACAAAACGATTGACCATCGGAATAACGGGTGTTTTTGAAACCCGCCGGTGGTAATCGGTCGGAAAAATAGGAAGGTTCTGCGGCAATTTTTCTTAATCCTCGTGTTAAAAAAGAAAGATACTTCCGCGCTCAAACTCACCAGTCAAGCTATAACCTCTACCGAATCTACGCTGACCGCTAGTAAACAAAAGAGCAAGGTCTGGACGACGAGTTTGCACAAGGGAGTATTTTGCTTTAAATTTGCGGAGCACATTAGCGTATCGGGTCAAAGACATTTCACTAAGAGGCGGCCCGTTGCGGGGGTTAAGCCTCATTGCAAGACCAATAATCAACAAGTCATCAAAAGCTTCGGGAAAAGGAGATTCATCCGTTGTAGTAAGATTTGTTACTCGTTGCCAATTAGCCTTGTCAGCCCGATAAAACCAAACAGCCGAATAACCGTCTGCATTGAGAGTGAGATCGGTGTTTCCTTCAATTCGAGAGCCGTTTCCGTCAAGAGTCAAATTGTAGGTGGCCAAATTGTTGCTAGCATCTACAACACCAAACATGTCTCCATCTTCGGGTCGGGGATCTAGCTTAATTGTTTTTGCTTCATCAAGATTGAGTTTAAGGCGATAGCCCGGAGGAAGGAAATTATTATCTACAAAAAGCTCAAATTCGTTGTTGTAAGTGCTCGTATCAATGTTAGAGTTATTGCCAATGAGGGCTTCTTCAAGATTGTCACCCACTTCATTGCCAAACAACGATTGAATAAAACGGTTTAGCAGGCGCAATCCCTCTTGCTCTTCGCTAGTATTCGGAGACGCTCCCCGGGCAATGAGATTGGTCTCTCGATAAGCATCAGAGATAATGGTTGAAATTGCTGTCATTAGTTATTATTCCGTAATGAGAATCCCTGCTCCGCCGCCACTAGTTGTTACCGAAGAACGGGCAACAGTGCCAGCAAAAATAGGAAGCTTGTGAAACAGCCCAATATTCC